TTGCCTGGAGTACGTAGGGATACAGGGTCGCGTAGGCCATGGCAAAGTTGGAGTTGGCCCCGTGGTTGCCGAACGCGTAGGTGGCCAGGCCGAAAGCGAACGCCACGATCTGGTTGGGTTGCGGCATCGACCCGACGCTGCCATGGTTAACCCCGTCCAGCCACACCGTGATAAACCCGTTGCTGAGGATCGAGACGACGTGGTGGAGCTGGCCCTCGGCCAGGTTGAAGATAGCCGTAATCGACGAGTTCCATGCCTCCTGGGTGTACCAGGCCATCGTGCCGTCTGACCGGTAGCTGACCCCGCCCATGACGAACACGCCGCCCCCGAGGTCGGCCACCCCGTTGGAGTCGAGGCAGGGCTGGACCAGCAGCTCGAATAGCTGCACGTTCTGGGTGCTCACCGGGGCGGTCTGGACCGGGGCATTGAACCAGAACTCCAGGGTGGCCTCTCCCACGCCTCCTGCCTGCAGGTTGGGCAGGCCGTAGTCGGGGCCGTACTGGACCCCCGGCCCCCGGACTCCGGTCAGATCCAGGCCGCTGAACGAGGAGCAGCCCATGCCGGTGCCCGAGTCGCCCAGGAAGGCAAGGGACTGGCCGGTCTGGACCGGCTGGACCGCCCCGTCGATGTAGGTGGACGTCCGCTGGTTGCCCGGGGCGGTGTTCACCGCGACGAGGCCGTCAGTCTCGGCCGCCGTCTTTACCACCCCGTCCACCGTGTTCTGCGAGGTAGTGTACTGCTCGCTGAACGGGAAGCAGAAATAGGGGTTGTCGGCCAGGATCTCGCCCTGCACCGCCGAGGGGAGGTTGATCGAGGAGGCCACTCCCACGCCATCAATGGCCACCATCGAGGACCAGCCCCACTGCGGCATGTCGGGCCAGTCCTGCGGCCAGCGCTCCACGAACCCGGACCACAGGGGATATCTCCGGCCGCTCATCTGCGCACTAAGCCGGATCGGGACCCCTGGCCGGATGTTCGGGTACAGGGGGGAGCTGGTGTTGCCGGGGTTGAAGTCGCCCGACTGGTTGTTCATGCCGATGGTGCAGGTGCCCGACTCGGGCTGGCTTAGCTCGTACTGCCTCCCGGCCTCGAAGCTGATCGAGGTCTGCCCGGCCGGTCCGATCGCGTACGACGACAGGTCGGTGTAGGCGGTGTCCAGGATCGCGACCGTGGGGTCGCCCGGGGTGGACCCGAGGGCCGCCTCGACGAACACCCGGGGAAAGTTCGGGTTGATCTGGACCGGCAGGTTGCTCGCCTGGGTCAGGCCGACATTGAGTGCGGCCACCGGGCCGGAGCTGGTGTAGTTCCAGGTGGAGGGCACCGACCCGGCAGCGAACGTGCCGAACTGGGCCGTCAGCTTGACCCCGTTGGGGTTGGCCCCGCCCACGGCGCTGGTGCCGACGGTGGACCAGCCCCCGGACGCCTGGGTGATGTTGGGGACCGAGGAGCCGATAGCAGCGCAGGTAAAGGCAAAATCGGCGTGGGGGGCGGTGCCGCCGACGTTCAGCGTATTGGCGCTGCTGTTCGCCCCCGGGACCAGGAAGTCGAACAGGGGCCAGTAGTTGGAGGGCAGGCCGGACAGCTCCCCGAACACGAAGCCGAACGCGGAGACGTAGCCCTGCATGCAGACCGACAGCCAGCGGTTGACCGACAGGGCGTTCGCGCAGACCCAGGCCGCTATCCGGCACCCGGCCACTGTGTTGCCCGAGTCGCCCGCCAGCCTCCACCAGTTGCCCTGGTTGTCGGCCACCGCGCTGACCGGGATCACCGGACTGCCCGGGGTCACCTGGGAGGAGACGTCCCACGCCGCGAACACCACGAGCAGGTTGCCCACGGTGTTCGAGGGCACGATGTACTGCGGGCCGGGAGTGTTGTAGGCCCCGCCCGTGATCGAGTTGACTAGTGCTAGCGCCATGTCACATCGGTTTCAATACGCCAGTCACCTGGCCGCTGTTGCGGATGTTGTAGTGGTAGAGCTGGGACTTCTGGATCTCAAGCAGCCGCCTGCCGTCGACGTTGATGATCACGGACCCGGACGCGGCCGGGGACAGGCCGCCCCCCATGCCTGCCTGGGCTGGGGCCGGTGCACTCACGGAGCCCGCACCGTAAAGGCCAGCCATGGCCATCTGCGGCGGCTGGACAGCCCCGGCCATCTGCGCAGTCATGGCCTTGATGTCGGGGATCATCGACAGCGCCCCGTTGATGTAGCCCAGGAACGTGTTCCGGCCGTGCTCGTAGAAGACCCGGGAGGGGGAGAAGATGGACAGCACCGCACCGAACGCGGAGCTGATCGCGTGGCCGATGTGACCGATGACGCCCATCACCGCGCCGATCATCGACTGGACGCCGTTGATCAGGCCCTGGATGATCGCCCGCCCGGCCGAGAACAGGATGTTGATGAACCCGGACGCGACCGACTTGATCACCGAAGCGACCATGTGAATCTGGATCGAGGCAATGTTCACCAGGTCGTGCCAGGCCGCCGACCAGTGGCCGTGGATCACGTCCATCACGAACTGGATCACGGCCTTGACCGTGTTTATTGCGGCCGACACCACGGCCTTGATCACGTCCCAGACCGTACGTACGGTTATGGACATGACCGCCCAGACGGCTTTCCAGATGCCTTCCAGGATCGCCATCCCGGCCTTGACGTAGCCGGTCACGATGGTCATGCCCATCTTGACGATCGGGCCGATGACCGCCCATGCCGCCTTGACCGCGTTCTCGATGTCCCGCCAAAGGCCCTTCCAGAAGTTGCGGAAGGCCGCCGACCGCTGCCACAGGGTGATGAACGCGGCCACCAGCAGCACGATGGCCGTCGCGATCAGGACGATCGGGTTGATCTCCATCACGGCGGTCAGGCCGATGAACGCCGCCCGGACGAGGCCGAGCACGGCCGACAGGGCCTTGAACGCCACGACCACGGTAAGGAGGTTGCTGGCGAACGCGGACACCATCGGGTTGGCGAGGATGCTGGCCAGGAAGGAGAACAGGGGCAGGATCGTGTGGAGCAGGCCGGGCAGCAGCTTGAGGGCCGCCATGAACCCGGAGTTGGGGGTCAGCAGGTTGGCCAGGATCGGTTCCAGCGCCATCAGGATCTGGAGGAACACGGGGCCGAGGAGCTGGATCACCTGGGAGACGATCGGGATCAGCGCTTCCAGGCCGCTTCCCACGTCCTTAATGAGCAGGGAGGCCAGCTTGGACAGCCCGGGGAGCAGCGGGGCGATCGCCTTGAGGATGCCGAACAGCATCTGCTGGAACACGCCGAGCAGGCCGGTGAGCGGGCCGGACAGGGCGCGGATCAGCCCCGTGATCATGTTCAGCAGCGGGACGGCGAGCGGGGCCAGGGCCTCCAGGGCGTGACCGAGCAGGCCCCCGAGGGCTCCGGCCAGGCCGACGATCGCGTGCATCGCGGGGACCACGAGCACCGACATCTGGTGAAGGAAGCTGATGAAGCCCTGGGACTGCAGGCCCCCGCCCAGCGCGGACAGCAGGTAGTGCATCGCGATCGCGCCCTGGTTGGCCAGGGGGATCAGCAGGGGCAAGACCTTGGTCAGGTCCTGGAACAGCAGCTTGATGTCGCCCAGGGCCTTGGACTGGAGCCCGGAGGACTTGCTCAGGCTGGCCAGCTCGTTCTTGAACGCGGTGACCTCGCCCTTGGCCTGCTTGAGGGCGGGCAGCGCGAACAGGGCGAACGCGCCCAGGCCCAGCCCGGCAGCCACGAACGCGGGGGCGATCGAGGCGGCCACCCCGACTAGCGCCCCGATGATGCCGACCATGGCGAACAGCTTGGCCCCGGTGGACAGTCCGGACAGTCCCATCAGGTCCAGGTCGGCAGCGGTCTCCTTGGCCTGCCTGCCCAGGTCGTTGACCTCGTGGGCCGCCTCTGCCGCCTCGTCCCGCAGGTGACCGAGGGCGGCCCCGGCCTCCATCGAGGCGTCCCGGGAGCGGTTCAGCTCGTGGTTGTCCTCGGCCAGGACGGTGGCCAGACGGCGGATCTCGTCGGAGTTCTCCCGGACAGCGCGGGCCAGCTCCCTGACCTCTTCCGACGCCTCCTGGTTCTCCCGGGCGAACCGCCTGGCCTCGTCCTCGCCTTCCCGCATGGGCTCGACGTACTCGGCCATGTCGGCAATGAATGGCTGCCTGATCGGCTCCAGGTCGTCAGCCATCAGGGCACCAGCCCCCGGACCGCATCGGCCGCAGCCTGCCGCAGCCTGCCGTCAGCGATCATGCGACGGTGGACCGGCCGCATGTAGGGCCGGGCGGGCAGGGTGACCGAATGAGCGAACCGGTAGCCCCCCGGGCCGCCCCCCCACCTGAGGTAGCCGGGCTTTCCGCCCTTGGTCATGTGCTTAGCGGTCACTGTGCCGCCCAGCTCCTGAATCCGGGCGTAGACGATCCGGGGGCCGACCTCGGACCTGGCCCGGTAGGCCCCGATGTCCCGGGCGGCAGTCAGCCGGACCGATCGCCGCAGCGCCCCCGTGACCGCCGCAGGAGGCCCCCCGGGCGGGGCCGGGGTGCGCGTGCCAGGAGCGTGGGAGGACTTTATCAGCTCGACCCCGACGACCTCGTTGTGGAATGCACGGGCCATCGCGTTGGCAGCCTTCTTCGGCCCCTCCTCCGCCACTTTCTGGCGGAGCCGGGCGAGGTAGGCGGGCAGCTCGTCGGGGGTCATTTGGTTCGCTCCGCCTCCTCCTTCTGTATCCTGTTCAGGCAGATCTGCGTCGCCATCAGCCAGGTGTCGACCTCAAGCGGTAGCTCCGCCCTCCCTCCCACGTCCGGTGGTATCTGCCAGTTGATGATGTACAGGATGTCGCGGAGAGCGTCCGGCCCTAGCCCCGGTGGGAGCTTCTGGCCTTTGCCCTGGAGGTACCGTTTGAGCTTGCCGTAGTCGTCTCTTTTGGGTCCGGCCTGCGCTGGATCTTGGCCATGTAGGGAGCGAGGATCTCCTCGATCTCCGCAAAGTCGTCGAGGCCGATCTCGCCGTAGCTCGCCTCGTACATGATCTCCTGCTTCTCACTGTCCCAG